CTGCGGTGACCGGCCGACGGTGAGCGATCCATTTGAGGCAGCGCATGTCGTCGCGTTCGCTGATGGTGGAGCCGACACTTGGAGCAACTACCGCGCTGCCCATCGCTCTTGCAATCGCAGAGCAGGTAGATAGGGCCCTTGCAAAAATCTCCAAGCGATAGTGCGACGACGGAGCGTCCCCACCTTTTCGCGAAACACACTTGAGCACGCAACTTCCCACAAGACGCACGGCTGAGCCGAAAAGTGGCCCCTTCACGCTCGAGCATTTTGAGTGGTACGCAAGCCGGCTGATTCTGGACAACGGTGAGCCGTGGGAGCTCGACGAATATCAACGGCTTTTCGCTGAGGACATCTTTGGCGGAGCTCGCGAGAACTGGATGGTTGTGCCGGAGGGCAACGGCAAGTCGACGTTCGTTGCTGGGCTCGGGGTCTACGGTCTTCGCTATGCGGACGATGCGCTGATCCCGGTTGCAGCGTCTTCAAGAGATCAGGCGCGGATCATCTATCGACAGGCCAAGGGGTTTCTCAAGCGCTCCGACCTAGACGAGTCGAAGATTTGGTTCGAAGCGTTCGACGGCTACAGACGGATTGACCTTCGCGGCCCGGGGAAGACAAAGCGCGGGCAAGTGCTCGGGACGATCGAGATCCACGCGGCTGATGCGGGAACTGGTGACGGAGTGATTCCGTATCCCTATGCCTTCGTCGACGAATTGCACCGCCACTCGACTTTGGACCTGTACCACACCTGGAGCGGCAAGTTGGACAAGCGCGGCGCGCAGATCATCACCATCTCCACGGCAGGGGAGGCCGGGAGCGAGTTCGAGGAGATGCGCGAGCAGATCCGGCAGGGCGCGCCAGTTGTGGAAAGACGACCTGGGTTTACCCGCTGCAAGTCGGATGCGATTGTCTTCCACGAGTACGCTCTCGAGGAAGGTGCCGAGCAGGACGACATGCAAGCGGTGAAACGTTGTAACCCACTTTCGGCGATCACCGTCGAGTCTTTATCTACGAAGTACGCATCGCCGACGATGAAGCCCCCGCACTGGGCGCGCTTCGTCTGCAACGTCGCCACAAGGTCGACGTTCGCAGCTATCCCGGAGGCGATGTGGCACGACGGAGCCACTCAAGATGTGATCCCTGAAGACGCGACGGTCTGGCTGGGGATCGACTTCGGCTGGGACTGGGACACGACGGCAATCGTGCCGTTCTACTGGCGCGACCCTGAGTACCGTCTTCTCGCTCCGGCCGAGATCCTCGAGCCTCCGCAGGCTTTCGATCGTTCCCTCGACCCCGCTGAGGTCAAGGTAAAGATTCGCGAGCTGTGTGAGCGGTATCGGGTGACGACTGTCGTGATGGACCCGGATCGCGCTCACGATATGGCCGCGTGGATGTCGGACGAGCTCGACCTGCTAGTGGTTGAGAGACTCCAGTCCGCCAAGCCACAAGGCGAGGACTATGAGCGCTTCATGGAAGCTCTTCGTAACGGGTGGCTTCGGCATTCCGGAGATCCAGGACTCAGACGCCATGCCCTCAACGCCGTCGCGAAAATGCTCGACGGGGGTGGGGCGCGGTTCGTTCGACCAAATCCGACGCGTATAGGCAGAAACCAGGATGTCAGGGTCATCGACGCTCTCGTCGCTGCGGCAATGGTTCATTCCTACGCTGTAGAGCAACACTCCGCTGAACCGAGAACCGGCTGGGGGGTTGTGTGAAAATCTGCGCCGCTCTCGCTTGGTTCGACGAGCCGGTGGAGTTCCTCGATCGTTGCGTACGTTCGCTCGAGGGCGCGGCCGACGAACTACTCGCGCTCGACGGGGCATGGAAGTACCAGCCCAACGCAGCCATGTTCTCGGGAGCCGAGCAGGAAGAGACGATCTGGGAAGCGGCCCGGGCGATCAGCCTCCCGCTTCGCGTGTCGATTCCGCACGCGATGTTCGAGTCGCAGGTCGACAAGCGCATTGCGCTCATGGAGATGGCAGCAGAGCGCGCGGACTGGGTCTTCGTCATTGACGGTGACGAGTATGTGACCTATGCGGAGTCGGAGACGCTGCGTCGTGACCTTGCATCCACCGAGCTCCTGTGCGGCTACGTCGCCTTCAAGAACCTCAACCGTGGCGAGGTAATGCCGGGGACAACTCCACACTCGGGTTTGAACCGCCGGCTTTACAAGGCGGGCACCACGGTCAAGACCGTTCACTCGGGCTACATGTACGAGGGCCTAAACCTTCTGGTGTCGGAAGAGGCCTTGGATCTTCGGCACTGTCTCGCGCTGGAGCATGACAACGTGAATCGCGGGCGCGAGAGAAACCAGGCGGCTCGTGACTATCGCGTTGCCCGTAGCCAGTATCGAGCCGAGATGTGGATGCCGGTGGCATGAGTCAATACGGCCACTATCCAGGAATCGAGCGCCCGCCCAAAGCGGGCGTTTTCGTTGCGCTGAAGGAATTGGCGGTGCGTACGAACGCAGCGCTCGAGCGGGGGGTGAAGTCGCTCACGACCATGATCTTCCAGCAGAACACCTGGCGCAGCTTCTTGGTTCCCGGCTCTCGAGTCAACTACATGAAAGACGTAGGCGACGGCACCGGCTCCTCGACGGTTACGGCTCCGCTCTTCTGGGTAGCTCGCACCTTCCCCGAGGCTCCCCCGGCTCTTTGGAAAGAGCGTGAAGATGGGCAGGAGGACAAGGTACGGCGGCATCCGATGTTGCGTCTCCTCCAGCGTCCGAACCACTTCTACACGGGAATCAATCTGTGGATGGCGACCGTCATCGACTACCAGGTGGACGGGAACGCATACTGGATCAAGCTCCGCAACGGCATTGACGGGCCCGTCGATGAGCTGTGGTGGGCTCCGCACTGGGTCATGCAGCCCAAGTCGGACAAAGCCGGCGTGTTCGTCACGCACTACGAATACACACCGGGCTATGTGCCGATCAGGCTCGATGTCCGCGACGTCATCCACTTCCGCTTCGGTCTCGATGCCGACAGTCCGATGCTCGGGCGTAGTCCGCTCAAGTCTGTTCTCCGCGAGGTTTACACCGACGACGAGGCGGCGACGTTCACAGCTTCGCTTCTTCGCAACATGGGCGTTCCCGGCGTGATGGTGAGTCCCGAGAAGGGTGTCTCTATTTCCCAGGAAGAGGCTGAAGAGACACGAGCGGGACTCATCTCCAAGTTCACCGGAGACAAGCGTGGCGAGCCGATCGTGATGACAGGCGCAACCAAGATCGAGCAGTTCGGCTTCTCGCCCGAACAGCTCATGCTTCGCGAGCTACGGAGAATCCCCGAGGAGCGGGTTACCGCGGTCATGGGCATTCCGGCGATCGTCGCCGGACTTGGGGCTGGGCTTGATCGTTCGACCTTCACGAACATGGGCGAAGCGCGAGAGGCTGCCTACGAAGCCGGGATTATCCCCATGCAGCGCAACCTTGGCGAGGACGTGCGCTTCCAGCTTCTCAACGACTTTGAGCCGGACGTCTATGGATTCCGTTTCGGCTTCGATCTCTCGAAGGTGCGTGTTCTTCAGGAGGACTTGACTCGTCAAGCGCAGCGCCACGACACGATGATCCGCGGCGGCTGGGAGCTCGTCTCCGAGGGGCGCCGCGCAATGGGACTCGACATCGTCGAGGAACGCGACAACGTATTTCTCCGCCCGCTCAACGTTGCATCGACTGACGGCAGCATGCTTGTGAACGAGAACGGCAACGGGACGGGGAATGAATCAGCCGGCGACATAGCGCGTGAACTTGTGCGTGAGATGGCCGCGCAGACCTAAGAACAGGGAGCGATGAGATGAGCGAACATAAGGCCCTAACCGGGGTCGAAATCAAGGACGCCGACCAGGGTCTCGTTCGGGCTGTTTTCGCGACCCTGAACGTCGTCGATTCTGACGGAGATGTGACCGTCAAGGGTGCTTTCGAGGATGACGCACCCGTTCGGATTTCTGCCTATGGACACACGTCCTGGGGCGGAGCGCTGCCGGTGGGGAAGGGTGTGATTCGAGAAGTCGGCGACGAGGCGATCCTCGAAAGCCAGCTCTTCTTGAACACGTCCGCCGGTAGGGAGCACTTCGAGACGATCAAACAGATGGGGCCGCTCATGGAGTGGTCTTACGGCTTCGACATCGTCGAGGCCGACAACGGCGAGCATGAGGGGCAGAAGGTCAGGTTCCTCAAGAAACTCAAAGTCCATGAGGTCTCGCCCGTGCTCCTAGGAGCCGGTGTCGATACCCGGACACTCGCCGTCAAGCAAGTTCCACCGTTCTCCGAGCAGGCGGACGGCGTCCTTGGGGACGTCGAAGCCCTGGTCGCCCGCGCGATGGCCTTTGGGAGTCAGAGCGAGGATCCAGAGCGGAAGGAAGGCCGTGTGCTGAGCGCGGCCAACCGTGAGCGGCTCAATGCGCTTGTCGAGGCTCTAGGCACGGCAGGTGTCTCGCTTTCCGAGTGGCTTGCGGACACTGATCCCAACAAGGACCGCGAGGCCGTTATTCGCGAGCTCGTCCGCTTCGAGCGGATGCGCTTCGAGCGGCACGCGGCCTAGGAGACGAAATGGCAAACCTGACAGAACTTCGCGGTCAGCTCGATGACCGCAGAGAGAAGGCTGCCGCTCTCTTCGAGAAGGCGGGCGAGGACATGAACCTCACCCCCGAGGAAGCGACAGAGTTGAAGAACCTGAACGACGAGATGAGCGATCTCGGCGAGAAGATCGACGAGCAGAAGTCCCTTGAGGACATGAAGACCAAGGTCGAGACTCTCGGAAAGACGCAGGAGCATCCCGGGCACATCCAGCCGGGAGAGACGAAGGAAGCCCGCAAGGCCGACAACGATGAGACGAAGCCGATCGGCGACCTCTTCATCGAGTCGGAGGGCTACACGGGCTGGCAGCGCGGGATGAAGCAAGGCCCGGTCGCCAATCTGAACATCGGTCTCAAGAACCTCTTCGAGACTGCTGTTGGGTGGGCGCCGCCGGACATCCGCGGGCCTCGCGTCGTGGACTTCGCTACACGGCCGCTGGCCGTTGCGGAGCTACTTCCGCAGTCCACCACGACCGCTGCTTCGGTCATCTACATGGAGGAGACCCTCTTCTCCAACTCGGCAGCCGAAGTGGCCGAGGGTGCGATCAAGCCCGAAGTCTCGCTGGGCCTGACCGAGCGGACGGAGCCGGTGCGGAAGATCGCCGCGTTCCTTCCCGTGACGGAGGAGCAGCTTGCGGACGTTCCGCAGGCACGGGCGTACATCAACAACCGTCTGGGCTTCATGGTTCGCCAGCGGCTTGACTCGCAGATCCTCGTTGGGGACGGCACGGCGCCGAACCTGGCGGGACTGCAGGACAACTCGCGGACGGGCCTGCAGACGCAGGCACTCGGCGGAGACAACGTGCCGGATGCTGTCTACAAGGCGATGACGAAAGTCCGAGTCGGCGCATTCTCGGAGCCGAACGTCGCCATCTTCCACCCGAACGACTGGCAGACGGTTCGTCTGCTGAAGACCTCGGACGGAATCTACATCTGGGGAGCCCCGATGGACGCAGGTCCCGAGCGGATCTGGGGCATCAGGGTCGTTCAGACGACGGCACAGACCGAGAACACGGCGTTCGTGGGTGACTTCCAGCAGGCGGGGCTCGTGATCCGCTCTGGCGTCGACCTTCGCATCACCGATTCGCACTCGGACTGGTTCATCTACAACAAGCTGGCTGTCGTGGCAGAGATGCGCGTTGCGCTCTGCGACTACCGGCCGGCTGCGTTCTGCACGGTTACCGGCATCTAGGAAACCGCGGGGCCGGGGCGTTTCTAGGGCGTCTCGGCTCCACCACCCATATGACAATCAGAGAACGACTTAGGAAGATCCTGAGGCGAGAGCCTGAGGCCTGGGAGGTGGCGTACTACACGTCTAACTTCGGCAAGCAACGCCCCAAGCCCGCCGACAAGATGCGGCGAAAGCACGAGGACAAGTGACCACGCTCGCATTTGTTGTCCCCGTCTACAGACGTTTCGACCTGACGCGCGCCTGTCTAACCCAGCTCGGACG